GGGCTATCAATTTCTAATAAATTAAAGAATAAAGACATCTTGTGGGCATCTTATACTTATGGTAAGATATATCCTCATGACGCAAAAGATTCAGGAGACATGACCGAAGCAGAAATTCAATCTTGTGTTAAGAATGCAGTTTCTGATGTGGAATACAAATCCTGGAGTTAATGATATAATAACCGTACAGATGGATATATACCATCACCAAAGGAGATAAAATGAGTATAGTAAAGGGTCTAAAAGACCTAAACAAAGCGTTAGACAAACCTGTATATTCAGGTGGAGAAGAAAACAAAGGTCGTTGGTTAAAGATTGAAGACGGAGAAAGCGTAAAGGTTAGATTTCTCCAAGAGTTGGATGCAGACTCTCCCAACTATAATAATAAGCTTGGATGCGGATTTATTGCATTAGAGCACACAAACCCAAAAGATTACAGACGTAAAGCTTTAGACACAATGGAAACAGAAGGACGTGACTGGGCCAATGAACAACATCGCAAAGATCCAAAGGCTGGATGGAAAGCCAGAACACGTATTTATATAAATGTATTAGTTGATGATGGAAAGAACGAGCCATACGTTGCAATACTATCTCAAGGAACCAGTGGAAAAACAATTACTCCTACCCTTATTGAGTATGCTGGTGAAATGGGAAGCATCACAAATTTAATGTGGCGTATTAAAAGAAATGGCAGTAAAACAGATACAAGCTACACAATCATCCCGCTAGCAAAAGATGAAACACCTTTTGATTTCTCAGCGCTTGAATTATTTGATCTTGAAAAAACTGCCGTAAGACATGTTCCGTATGCAGAGCAAGAAGCTTTTTATATGGGAGATAGCAATAATGAAGAAACTCAAAGCTCATCAGGTAGCGTAGAGTGGTAATTTAATAATCTGGGGGCTGGCTATTGCCATCCCCCATTTTATTTAGTAGAATCAATATATGCAAAATTACGAGATACCAGATCCATTTATGGAGTTTGTTAAAAATAGAAATCTTAAATTGTCTGGAGCAATATACGATTATTTTGCTAAAGAGTGGAGTTATAAATGCAGTACTTGCCTAGATGTACTACATGCTCCAAGTAAAAAAACAATAACTAAAACTAGGCTTAGTCATACAAGAAATATTTGTTTAGGCGGATACTAATGAGTTTTACACATCTTCACGTACATAGCTACTATAGCCTTATGGATGGATTAAATTCTCCACTAGAGTTAGCACAGGCTGCAAAAGATGCTGGTCAAACATCTATTGCTATAACAGATCATGGCACACTGGCCTCACACAGAGAAATGCAATTGGCCTGTAAAGAAATTGGCATTAAGCCAATACTTGGCGTAGAGGCATACATATCACCAACAGATAGATTTGATAGATCTTCAAAAACAGATAAGAGTATTCAGGCATACAATCACATTATTTTATTGGCTAAAAATCAAAACGGTTTAAAGAATATAAACATACTTCAAGAATTGGCTTGGAATGAAGGATTTTATCACAAGCCTAGAATTGATAGGGAGGTTCTAAAAGAATATGCAGAAGATATTATTGTTCTTTCTGGATGCCTTAATGGCCTTATTAGTAAATGCATTGAAAAGGGAGAATTTGAGGAAGCGGAAAATATACTTAAAGACTTTAAGAAAACTTTTGGCAAAGATTTTTATATTGAGGTTCAATCTCATAACCCCGAAGAAATAAATAGTAAGCTGTTAGAATTAGCGGATAAACTAGATATAAAGCCAGTGGCAACAGGTGATGCTCATTATGCTAAGGGTGAAGATAAAATATTAGAAGAGGCAATGCTTATATTGTCTACATCACCTAAATCAGATAAAGAAGCAGACTTTGAAATGTCCAGAAATATGAATAATATGTTAGATAGATTTAATTATCTTTACCCAGATAGAAGAATATCATTTCAAGATTACAATTTATTTATTCAGAGTAGAGAAGAAATAGAATCTGATTTTAATAAATGTAATATTAAACGAACAGACATTTATGATAATACTATTGAGATATCTGAAAAAATTGGAGAATACGATTTTAACAGGGGTCTAGACCTCCTGCCAGTACCTAAGACAGATGCAGATGAAAAGCTTTCCCAGATGGCCTTCAAAGGCTTAGAAACACTACACCTGACCTCGTCATGGCTAGGCAACGATACATATGAGCAAAGATTAGTTGAAGAGTTAGAAATAATTAAAGATAAATCATTTGCTTCGTATTTCCTAGTTGTAGCCGATATGATTAATTGGGCTAAAGAAAATAATATTATGGTTGGTCCTGGACGTGGATCTGCTGCAGGCTCACTAGTATGTTATGCGCTAGGAATTACCGATGTAGATCCAATTGAATATGACCTATTGTTTTTCCGATTTATTAACCCTGAAAGAAATGACTTCCCAGATATTGATACTGACTTTGAAGATCGTCGCCGTAAAGAGGTTAAAGATTATCTTAAAAAGAAATTTAAGCACGTAGCCTCTATTTCAACTTATACTTATTTTAAAGACAAGGGTGTTGTTAGAGACGCTGCTCGTGTATTTATGGTCCCGCTTTCAGATGTTAATCGTGCCATGAAATCAATTGATACATTTGAAGATTTTATAGAGTCTCCTAACACAAAAGAATTTAGAATGAAGTATCCAGAAGTTGTATGGCTTGCAGAAAGATTACGTGGAAAGATTAGAAGCGTTGGAGTTCATGCTGCTGGAGTTGTAGTTGCAAAAGATGATTTAAGAAATTTTGCACCTATTGAATCTCGTGAGGATGCTCAAGATAAAGTTTCAGGAAGAATACCAGTTGTTGCTTACGATATGGATACTGTAGCAGATATTGGTTTAATTAAATTAGATGCTCTAGGATTAAAGACATTATCGGTAATTTCAGATACAATAAAAGCAGTTAAAGAAAGACACAATAAAGAAATTGTTTTATCTAGTTTACCATTTGATGATAAAGATGTTTATAAAACATTGAGCGAAGGATACACAAAAGGAGTATTCCAAGCTGAAGCAACTCCCTATACAAATCTATTAATTAAAATGGGAGTAGACAAATTTGAAGACCTTGCTGCATCTAACGCTTTAGTTAGACCAGGAGCAATGAATACAGTGGGTGCCTCATACATTAATAGAAAACATGGCCTAGAAGCAGTTAGCTATGTTCACGAAATAATGAAACCTTTTACTGAAAATACATATGGTGTTATAATATATCAAGAGCAGGTTATGCAGGCTTGCGTACATTTAGGTGGTATGTCTTGGTCAGAGGCTGACAAGGTCCGCAAGATTATTGGAAAGAAAAAAGATGCAAAAGAGTTCGACCAGTTCAAGGATCAATTTGTTAATGGGGCTTCAAAACACATTTCTAAAAAGAAAGCGGAATCCCTATGGCATGATTTTGAAGCTCACGCAGGTTATTCTTTTAATCGTAGTCACGCTGTTGCTTATTCCATGCTTAGTTATTATACGGCTTGGCTTAAACATTATTACCCGCTTGAATTTATTTTTTCAATTCTTAAAAACGAAAACGATAAAGACAAAAGAACAGAATATTTAATTGAGGCTAAAAGATTAAATCTTAAAGTATTGCTGCCACACATTAATGAGTCAGATGTATATTTTTCATTAAAAGAAAAAGCAATTCAATTTGGTTTAGCTGAAGTTAAATTTATCTCAGACAGTATTGCAAATAAAATTATAGAGAGAAGACCATATGCCGATTATTCCGATTTCGTACAAAAAGCCTCTGCGAAAGGCAGCGGGATTAACAGTAGGGCTGTATCTGCTCTTAATGCTATTGGCGGTGCTGCTTTTGAGGACAATCCCAGAGACGGTAAGGAAAAAGAAAGCTACTACGAATACTTAGGTATTCCTACATTTAATTTAGAATCAATACCTCCAAGAATTAAAGCTCAGGCAAAACCAATTCAAGATTTTGATGATTTAGGATCATTCCCAATGTTCGGAATGGTTAAAAGTATTAAGCGTGGTACTGGGTGGGCAAGAGTAGAATTAGTAGATGAAACTGGATCAATAGGTTTATTCCATAATGAGCAGACCCAAATTGAAACAGGGCAGATGTATTTTATTCTTGTTGGAGATAATCGTATTGCAAGGTATATTAAAGTAAATGACATAGATCCAAATGGGTCAGATCTTTTTGTAGACTACTTATATAGAAAAGAATATGACTTAGAAGATGATGAACAACTAGTTATTAACTTTAATCCATATAAGACTAAGGCTGGCAAAACAATGGCGCATATTGTTATGACAGATAAAAATAAACAGCTCACACGAGCAATAGCATTCCCAGCAATGTATGCTAAGGTGTTAGCAAGAATGCGTGAAGGAATGAAAAGCAAGCCTGTTCTATCAAAACTAGATGATGGAACCCTAATGATAAAGGAAATAAAATGACACAAGCCCCAGATGAAGTATTTAAATCTATGAATATCACAAAAATTTTGTTAGCTATTTTAGAAAATCAAAAAATAATTAATGTACCAATTGATATTTTTATTAATGCTGGTGTTGAAGAAAAAGGTTTAAATGTTGAATATAATGAAGAAACAAAAGAATTTGTATTCCAATTAAAGGAGAAAATTGAACAACCAACTGCTAATCAGGATGTTGCTACAGAATCAAATTGATTATCCATTGACTAATATTCAATATAGTAGATCAATTGATTTTTGCTATAAAAAAACAGAGTCTTGTTTTAATGGTATAATCTTATGATGAATCAAGATGAAATTAAAATAATTTTTGAAAATTTACGAGCAACTACTGCATTTGTAGCAATATTAAAACATCAGGGCAAGATATCGGTTCCAGCGGATACCTTTAAAGAACTACTTAAAGAACAGGTGTGGCCTAATGATTTTATAACCAATAATGGAAGTGCAATGTGCGTAACATATAATAAAGATTTAAATGAATTTGGTTTTGAATTAATGTACGAAGACGACGGATATAGACCAGATAATGCAATAGGATTTCAATGTACTAGAGGAAATAAAGAAGTAGGTTTTGTAGATTACAACAGCCCATACTATAGAAAGTAGTTGTAAATGAATTTAGATATAGAAAATATTTTAAGCAAATTAGATACAAAAACAAGAGCAAGGGTACAGTCAGCTCAAGATATAAAAGTAGAAAAACAACTTACGCCAAGTATTGGTCTTAATATGGCATTAAAAGGTGGACTTGGCTTTGGAAGACAAGTATTAGTTTGGGGCAATAAGTCTGCTGGTAAATCTTCGTTTTGTTTGCAAATGATTGCAATGGCACAAAAAGAAGGTAAATCTTGTGCATGGATAGATGCAGAAGCATCATATGATCAATCTTGGGCCGAACAACTTGGAGTAGATTCATCTAAATTAATATACTCATCTGCAAAAACAGTAAATGATATGGTAGACGTAGCAACAAAATTAATGGAAGCAGAGGTTGACATTATTGTCGTAGACTCTATATCAGCGTTACTCCCAGCAATTTATTTTGAAAAGGATGGAAATGAATTAAAAGATTTGCAAGATACAAAACAAATAGGTGCAGAAGCAAAAGATATGACGCATGCAGTTAAGATGTTAAACTATTCCAATAAAAATACATTACTTGTTTTAATTTCTCAACAAAGAAATCAATTTGGATCTATGCATGCTTCACATATACCAACGGGAGGAATGGCAGTAAAATTCTTTTCTTCTACCGTTATTAAACTTTGGTCTTCCGAAGCTGAGGCTAACGCTATTAAAGACGGAGTTAAAGTTGGAGATAAAATTATTGAACAAAGAGTAGGAAGGCCAGTTAATTGGATTATTGATTATAATAAACTTGGTCCGCCAAATTTGTCTGGGCAGTATGATTTTTATTATCAAGGAGAAACTTTAGGAGTAGATCAAGTAGGAGAGTCTCTAGATGTTGCAGAAATGTGTGGCATTGTAGAAAAAGGTGGCGCCTGGTATACAGTTAATGGAGAAAGATTTCAAGGTCGTGCTAAAGCAGTTGCGTATTTAAAAGAAAATCCAAAGGTTGTTGATAAATTAGTTAAGGATATAAATGCCAAATCTTAAAGAATTTTTTAATAAACCTGAAATTTTACAAAAAAACGGAGTTGAAGAAATACCTGGAACAAAGCCATGCTCTAAGTGTAATAAAGATGCAGAGAAAGCATTTTGGGATCCAGCAACATTTACTATTTCTTGGAAATGTCCAGATGGACACAACAATCAATTTAAGGTTAATGGCTAATGTCAGAAAGATCAGAGGCTAAAAGAGATGGCGCAAGACAACAAAAAAATAGTGGACGTGGTGATTATCAAAAGGGTGACGCTCAATGGAAAAATTTCGTGGTGGATTATAAAGAGTACGAAAAATCAATCTCTATTTCAAAAAGTATTTGGGCTAAGATATGTACAGATACTTTTAAAGTTAGCAGGGATAAGAATCCAGTACTCAAACTCATCCTTGGCCCATCTAGTAGCAAAATCAGGTTGGCAGTAATTGAATGGGCTTTGTTAGAACAATTAATACAATGCTGGGAGGAAAAAAATGAATAAAATAAATATCATGCCACAAGTTACTGTATACAGAGATGTGCTTTCTGAAAAAGATATACAGTTATTATTAAAAGAAATACGTGAGTCACAAGATCAAATTATAGATGCACATAAAACCACACCAGAAGAGTCTGCATACTTAGACCATCATGGACTACAGCCACAAAAAAGAAATGATAATACTTTAATATATACTTGGACACCATGGTATACGTTTGGCATAAGAAGTGTGTGGTCTGATTCAAATGACGTTACAAAAAGTAAAAAGGAACACGTAGATGGATTTAGGTTAATTAAAAATGCTATTAAAAAAGTTCATAATGATTATTTAAATGATTGGAAAGATAATGGTAAATGGACTTATAAAATAAATGATTGGGATATTGATGCTGAAGAAAAGCCTGACGCAAGTAATATGATATTGTCTACTTTTGAACTACTTCAGCATAAATTAAATTTAGAAGAAGATTATAATATACAGGTACATACTGATTGGCATAATCATAGAAGTGAAGAGCCTGGTCCAAAACAAATTATTACATATACAATTTATTTAAACGATGACTATGAAGGCGGAGAAGTAGATTTTGTTGATGAGGAAAATAAAAAAGTTTTTGTGTACAAACCAAAAAGGGGAGACATAACAGTGTTTCCTTCAGGAAGACCATTTTGGCATGGAGCACGATCAGTAAAATCAGATCCAAATAAAATATTTATAAGAACTTTTTCAATTTTTAGATATCCAGGCAGTCAAGAATGGATGTATGGGGCAAGCTCACATGGAATTGCTAAATGGATGGATATGGAAAATGAAAGAGTTAAATCTATTATTGACGGTGGAGAAGTTGGCAGACAACTTGTTTATAAAGGAGAAGAAGTAAATTTAAGTAAAGTAGTTTTACCAATATACGTTGAGTCAGAGGTTTATATAGACGGAAGGGATATTTAATAAAATGGGAAATAATAATAAAATACCTTTTAATAAAACAATTATTAAAAATGGTAGAATTATAAGACTTAGAAAAGATGGTACTGTTAAAGCCGATCTTGGTCCATATAAAGTAAAAAAGGATAAATAGTGGAAGATAAAAATACATTAGAGTTAATTAATTCTATTACTGAGTTTAACGATCTTCATGAGTACATGAATGATGAGCAGTTAGATAAAGCGTTGGCTATTGTAGTAAAGTTATTAATGAACCCAGATGTTCCATCTGCTAAAGCACCATATTTAATTATAGAGCTTCAAGCCATGTCTACTAAATTTTCTATGATGGCTTCAGTATATTCCACAATTGCAAAAGACAAGGCTGGAACCGTAAACAATAATAAGAAAAACATTTACTATTCAGCAAAGGAGTCCATAGACAAACTTGTAGATGCACTTAAGTATGTCGTTAGGTATAGCTCATAATGGGTAGAGATATAGTAAAAAATCTTAAATTTAAAAAACATACGGGAAAGCATTTCGACCCAGAACGATTTGCACAATTGCTTGATGAATCATATAGAAATACAAAACGTGCTGATGGAGAAATGACAAAGAAGTCTTTTAGTCCAAGTTCTTTAGGGTATGGTCATGGAACTTGCCCAAGATATTGGTACATGGCTTTTTCTGGCGCAATGTTTATTGACGACAACGATGCTGTTGCAGTTGCCAACATGGCACAAGGTACGCAAGCCCATGAAAGACTACAAAATTTAATTAAAACAATGCCAGAATGGAGAGCGGAAGAAGAAGAGATAGTAAATGAATATCCTCCAATCCGTGGCTTTATAGATTTAATTATGGAATACGATAATGAAACAGTAATTGGTGAAATTAAAACTGCCAAACAAGAGGTTTGGGATGGAAGACAATCAGAGATGAAGCCGACTGCAAATCATTTGCTTCAACTGTTAACTTATATGAAATTAAAAAATGCTAAAGAAGGATTCTTTTTGTATGAAAACAAAAACACCCAAGAGCTTATAGTAATACCAGTTTCAATGAATGAAAAAAATACTAAAATTATTGAAGATACTTTTTTATGGATGCGTGAGGTTTGGGATAATTTTAAAGACGGAGACCTACCAATGCGCCCAAAGGGATCATCTAAATCTAAAATGCCTTGTACCTATTGTCCAATTAAAAAGGAATGCTACTCAGGCCTAATAGGAACAGTACAGATAGATCAATATGAGGTTCCTAAAATATGATCTGTTTAAATAAAGAATGTAATAAAGACTTCAATCCAAAAACACATAATCAAAAATATTGTACTGATGAATGCTGCAGGATTGCAACCAACAAAAGAATTATGGAAAAGTATTACGAAAAAAAAGCTATTAAGAATGGCGCAGTTAGATCTTGTAAACATTGTAAAACAAAACTAAGTAGATATAATCAAAATGATATTTGTGCTACATGTGAAAAAAATATAACATATGAAAGTAAAAAAATGATATGGGGTATATTAGGTGAACTTAGCTAGCCTAGTTAAAACAAAAGCATATCGTGTACTAGGCATAGATGCCTCCACTACTTCAGTTGCGTTTTGTTTAATGGAAAATAATATTCCTTTAAAATGGGGGAAAATTGAATTATCTGGTGCAGACATATATGAAAAAATACATGATGCAAAGATTAAAGTAGCAGCAATGTTAGATAATTTAAAGTCAGATTATATCGTAGTAGAAGGAGCAATCCTTGTCAGATCACCTGATGCTGTGATAAAATTATCATATGTATATGGAGTTGTTATTGCTGAGCTTATGTCTACTGGCGCTAAGGTTATTACTATTAGCCCATCCTCGTGGCAGGCGTTCATTGGCAACAAAAATCCAACGAAAGATGAAAAGTCTGCAATAAGATTAAAAAATCCTGGTTATGCAGATTCTTGGTATAAAAATCAATTACGCAATATGCGTAAACAAAGAACTGTAGATTATTTTAATAATAAATATAAATTATCATTAACAGATTTTGACGTAGCAGATGCATTTGGCATCGCACATTATTCAAATGAGGTGTTAACTAAACGATGAAGCTATATCAAAGCAAAGACTGGCTATATCGTAGATATATTGTTCAAAAGAAAACAGTTACTGAAATTGCTATAGAGTGCAGTGTTTCTGCTATGACAATACAAAGATACTTAGACCAGTTTGGTTTAATTAAAAGGAGATAATATGAGTATAGAAAAAAAGATCTGGCAGACTTACGAAACAATTTTTGATGAATTGCCAATTTACGCTAAAGAAAGCGTAGGGACATGGACTCATCAAAATCCAGGATGGGCTTATGGCTACATGAGTGGACAAGACAGGGAAAACTTCTTTAAGGAACACTTCGACTCAAAAACATATGAGACCTATGTAAACCTGCCTTTAGGAGTAATGAAAGCTGGCTTATGGAGATTTGCTATTCTTTATATTCACGGTGGGGTATATACAGACATGGACACACACTGCAAGACTCCAATAGATACTTGGTTAAGCCCTGAATACGATATGATTTTAGATATCGAAAGGGATACCCCATGGCTAGCAACTCAAACAATTGCCGCTAAAGCTGGGCATCCGCTACTAAAAGCAGCTATAGACCTTTGTGTTGAAAGATGTTCTGAAGGAATTATTCAACATAATCATATGGTTCATTACTATACTGATGTTCAAATGTTTACAGATGCACTATATAAAAAATTAGGCGTTGAGCCTTATCAAAAACATATCAATGAGTGGGCCACAGAACTTATGGAAATGGATTTTTTAAAAGAAAATAAAGTAAAAATTCTTTGTGGAGAAGAAGCCAGAAGACTATTAGATAAAGATGTAGTCCATCTTTATTGGGGAGATGACAGAGAAGCAGGATGGATTGCTTGGAAAAAAGATCCTCGTGTAAATGAATCTTATCCTAATGGATTTAATCCTCATGAATGGGAAAAAGAATGAGTGTTATAGGAGTATTGCCAGCATCTGGAAAAGCTTCTAGAATTGGTGGCATTCCTAAATTTTGTTTACCTATATCAGATGAAAGATCTCTTTTACAATGGCACGTAGAACAAATGCTTGAAGTGTGTGATGAGGTTAGAGTATCTACAAGAGCTGAGTGGGTTCCAATTATTCAAAATATGGACATGAATATTAAACTAATTGTTCGTGAGCCTTCAACAATGTCAGATGCAGTAAAGTTTATGGTGGGCGAGTATAACGATACAGTGCTTATTGGAATGCCAGATACATATATATTAAACGCACCTGGAAATATATACAAGCCTCTATTTAAAGACAATACTGCCGACCTTGTTCTGGGAATTTGGGAATGCGGAGAAGTATTAAAGGGACGTGTCGGTCAAGTTTTAGTATCCCAAGATAAAGTAATTGGTTCAGAAGACAAGGTAGATAATTGTGATTACCCAGATATGTGGGGCACTATGCTATTCCGAAAGAATATGATAAGATACATAGATACAACACTAGATCATCCAGGAAAACAATTAAAGGAATGGATATCTAGGGGTTCTAATATTAAGGCGGTAAGACCAGGCGGACAGTATATGGATATTGGAACGCTAAGAGGACTTAAACAATTATATAAAGAAATGGAATAGTAATGCTAAAACCAGTATATAAAGATGTTAAAAATTTTCATTATGATGATTTATATCTACATGCCGTATCAGCGCCAGCTGGACATAAAATTTTAAATGCATGCTTAGAGGTTGCTCAAATGCTTATTGAAAAAAACATATCTTATGGAAATTCAGCATTAGATCCCATTAGAATATTTTCAACGGCGGATTCAACAGAGCAATTAAAGGTTCGTATTGATGATAAATTAAATAGGGTTAAAAATAATCAAGGATTTGCAGGAGACAATGACATAGATGACCTAATTGGGTATCTATTGTTGTATAAAATAGCCAAATCTAATTGACTTTTTAGTCAACTAGAATTATAATACATATATATGGAAATTGAATTATCAGATCATTTTGATCGAATGAATAAAGTTGTTGCCGAACTTTTAAAGGGCAATAATCCGACCCAGATTGCCTCTCTAACGGGCTATAAGCGATCAGACGTAGTAGAACTTATAGACGAGTGGAAAACCGTCGTATACAACGATACAAGCTCTAAGGAACGGGCTAAGGAAGCCATCTCAGGAGCGGACCAACATTATTCTATGTTAATTAAAGAAGCCTGGAAAACAGTAGAGGATGCAGATCAGGCAGGCCAATTAAATGTTAAAGCCAATGCCCTTAAATTAATTTCAGATATTGAAACTAAAAGAATTGCCATGCTTAAAGAAGTTGGTCTATTAGATAATGCCGAAATGGCATCCCAGATTGCAGAAACTGAAAGAAAACAAGAAATACTTGTTAATATATTAAAAGAAGTAACTTCTTCATGCCCTAAGTGCAAAATGGATGTTGCGAAACGAATTTCACAAATAACTGGTGTAGTGGAATCAGTAGTAATTGATGTAGAAAATAATAAAAATGTTTCTTGATTTAGGATTTACTGAATTAGGTAAAGATATATATTTATATAAAAAATTTGTTTCAAATGAGGAATGCAAACAAATTGTTAAAATTGTAGATTCAATGAAAAAAGATGAATTTAATTGGCTAGATAGTGAAACATGTGTTACAAAACAAATACCAGAAATTGATAGTATTAAAAAAAGATTTATAAATATTTTAGATAATAAATTGAAAATTGGCGATAATTCAAACATTGTAATTATGTCGAAAGGCTCCTCTCTCGGCACACATTCAGACGATCACGACTTTAAGTATTCTTCAGAAAATATAATTTATGGGATGGTAATATATTTTAATGAATTTGATGGTGGAGAAATATATTATCCTACACAAAATATAGAGTATAAACCACAACCTGGAGACTTAATTATTCATAGTGCAAAATCACATTGTTTACATGGAGTTAAAGAAGTAAAAAATAATGCTAGATATTGTCACTCAAATCATATATATGAAATTAAGGATATATAATGGATTTTAATTTTAATGATCTTATTGATATTTTAGATGGCGAAGAATTTGAAGAAAGACCAGTAGACCTACAAACTTTTGTTACAAGCCCTAATTACTTAGCTTTACCACCACTTTCAAATTATCAATATACACTAATTGAAAAGTCATCTCAAATATATAAAGAGTCTACATTAATTAAATTATTTGGAGAAGAAGAAGGCTCTAGAATATTTAAACAAACCGCCAACGAAGTAATTGCTCAACTTGGTAAAGGTTCTGGTAAAGACTACTGCTCAACAATTGCAACAGCTTATATTGTGTATTTATTGTTATGCTTAAAAGACCCAGCATCATATTACGGTAAGCCACCAGGAGATGCAATTGATATTTTAAATATTGCTATTAACGCACAACAGGCAAACAATGTTTTTTTTAAAGGTTTTAAAACACGTATTGAAAAATCACCATGGTTTACTGGAAAATACACAGACAAAGCTTCTGAAATGAAATTTGATAAATCTATTACAGTTCATTCTGGTCACTCTGAGCGTGAAGCTTGGGAAGGGTATAACGTTATTGTTGTTATCCTTGATGAGATTTCAGGTTTTGCTACAGAGAATACAACTGGACATGATCAAGCTAAAACTGCAGATGCTATATACGAAATGTACAGAGCATCAGTAGACTCACGTTTCCCAGATTTTGGCAAAGTAATATTACTTTCTTTTCCAAGATTTAAAAATGATCCTATACAAAAATTTTATGAATCTGTTATTGCTGAAAAAGAAACTATAGTAAGAAGCCATAATTTTAAAATGGATCTCGATCTCCCAGACGGAACTGAAGGTAATGAGTTTGTAGTTGAATGGGAAGAAGACCATATTCTTTCTTATTCTATTCCAAAAGTATATGCATTAAAACGTCCAACCTGGGAAATTAATCCAACTAGAAGCATTGATGATTTTAAAGTAGCATTTTATAAAAACTCTATGGATGCATTAGGAAGGTTTGCTTGCATGCCGTCAGACGCAGTAGATGCATTTTTTAAATCAAGAGAAAAAATAGAAACAGCATTTAATAACACAGCAGTTGCTATTGATCAATTTGGAAGATTTGAAAATTGGTTCGCACCAGACCCAGATAAAGAATATTTTATACACGTAGACCTTGCACAAAAGCATGACCATTGTGCAGTTTCTTTAGCACATGTTCAAAAATGGGTTAATGTAAAAGTAAGTGATACTTATACCCAGCCAGCACCAATAGTAGAAGTAGATGCGGTAAGATTTTGGACTCCAACACCAGATAAGTCTGTAGACTTTACAGAAGTAAAAGATTACATATTGTCTTTAAGAACAAAAGGATTTAAAATAAGACTATGTACTTTTGACAGATGGAATTCTCACGATATGATGCAACAACTAAAACAATACGGCATCAATACAGAAATTCTATCTGTCGCTAAAAAACACTACGACGATATGGCGATGATAGTTTTAGAAGAAAGACTAAAAGGGCCACACATTCCTTTACTTATAGATGAATTATTGCAATTAAAAATTATGAGAGATAAGGTAGACCACCCAAGAAAAGGATCAAAAGACTTGGCAGATGCTGTCTGTGGATCAATATTTAATGCAATACGTGGAACTA